TTATATTAATGCGAATATTTCAACAATAGGCGATCAAACTTATGGTAACTCATTGTTATTAGCCAATAACTCTGGTGCAGAGCAGTTTGTTAACGGTGGCTTTGAATCAAGCAGCATTGCAAATAGTGTGTCAACAATTACGGGGTGGAATTTATATAACCAACAAATTAAATTGGGAGATACTAATTTAGCTACCATCACTGTAAGTGGGGTCACTTACACCATTCCTCGGGACACGTCATATCTGAGAACTACTTCTGCTGGAGCTACAAACCTAGCTAATGGTGGTGGAGCTAGCCTTTCTTGGACTGCGCCTGCAAATGGTGGTAAAACAATAACTAGCTACCTTATTACGCCAAATATTGGTACACCTGTAGAAACAGGTAATTCCTCTACCTCTTATACATTTTCAGGATTAACAATTGGAAGCACGTATAGTTTTACAGTAGCTGCAAGAAATGAAAACGGTGTAGGTCAGGCATCTACTACAAGTAATCAAATTACAATTACTGACGTTGTGGCTCCCCCTCCTACACCTCCTCCACCAACACCTCCTCCTCCTCCTGATACTGGAGGGCCTGGGGTTACTTGTAGCGGTATTCAAGTTCTAGCTGGATATAACATTCAAGAAGATGTTTGTATTAATTTCCTTCAATACACTATTTATTATCAACAGTTAGGGCAGGTATGTTCTAATGGAACTGTTCTTCTAAATGGCGGAAAAGGCGCAGAAATTACTAGAAGCGGCGGTACTGCAGGAATTGCGGGTTGCGGTCAAACCGTTACGCTAACATATTGCCCATCACTTGGATATAACGTTCCAGCATCAGGATATCCAGGCAACTGTCCAGGAGCTTCAGTTACACCTCCACCTCCTACACCTCCTCCTCCTCCTACGCCTCCACCTCCTACACAAGGTGGCGGTTGTGCTACAAACGAAGGTTTCCCATGCCGTTGTGCTGGTGGTTGCTATGGTGAAAGAAACTGTGCTGGCGCCTGCAATTGTGCTGGTTGCACAACAGTGACCCCTCCTGCAACTCCACCTGCTACACCCCCTGCTACACCCCCAGCTACTGGTGGTTCTACACCTCCTGGAATTACTCCAACACCTCCAACTAACCCGACTCCACCTACGATTAACTACCCACCTACTACACCTCCAAGAGGCGGCTGTTTGGTATCAACCACGCTTATTTCTACTCCTAACGGTTTTGTACAAGCAAAAGACATTAAGGTAGGAGATATTGTTCACTCAGTTAAATTTGCTGAACTTAGCACTGATGAAACTGTTGATACCATCATGAACTGGTCTACAGGCGTTCTAACACCTATAGAGCTAACAACATCTACAATTACAGATATTGTTACTGAAAAACAGGTTGATTACTACTTAAGCCTTAATGGAGACCTGATGACACCAGAGCACCCTGTTCTAGTGCGTCATGATGGGACTCACAGCTTTATGCAGGCTGGAGATATCCACCTTGGCTATGAGGTCCTCAAGCGTACTGGTGAGGCTATTACTGACCTAGAATGGGTATCAGTTACATCTAATGACTTTATTGAGGCTAAAGACACTGTTTACCTATTTGATGCTGAAGATGATGACGTCCTATTTACAGCTAATATGCTAACTCACAACTTTAAGTTATAGTAGTCCTATGTCTGAAGAGAATCTAACCCCTTGGCAGCGTTATAAGAAGAACCTTGGTGAAACTAGGCCATGGCATCTTCTTAACGTAAATGCTCCAAGAGCTACAGATACTGAAGCATTTAGACGCTTAGATATCTGTAAAGCCTGCCCAGAATTAATACCTTTAACTCATCAATGTAAAAAGTGCGGTTGCATAATGAATTTAAAAGTAAAACTAGCAGCAGCATCTTGCCCTTTAGGTAAATGGGACGCGGTAACAGATGTCGAACAATAAAATATATGTTGCTATTGCTTCATACAGAGACCCGTTATTAAATTCAACTATAAACTCTCTTTACGCAAATGCAAATAATCCAGATAACATCAGAGTTGGTTGCTATGTACAATCTTATGAAAACGACTGGTCTGTAGAAACTCCTGGAAATAGATTTACTAATAAGCATGTATTTGCTCAAGTAGATAGTCCTGGCACAGTTTTTAGTGTTACGGAATGTCGTAGACGCGCTTTTGAGTTTTTTACTGACGAGGCTTATGTTTTACAAATAGATTCACACACAAGATTTCAAAAAGGTTGGGATTCTATCCTTTTAAACTATATTAAAGACCTACCTAAAAAATCAGCACTTAGCACCTATCTACCAGGTTGGAGACCCCTACCCACTGGAGAAGAGGTTGTAGCAGTTAATGAAGGGTTTTTTGAACCTACTTTTACAGAAATGAGCAAACAAAGATTAATAGAAGGAACTATAGTTCCAGAAAATGTACATATAGAAGATGGGGATAATAAATTTCTATATAAAAGTTGGTATTTAGCAGCTCATTTTATTTTTGCAAGGGCAGAGCTATTTAAGTGTATAAACCAACAAGATTGGATTATGTTTTGGGGTGAAGAGTTTGTAAATAGTCTAGCTGCAGCTAGTGCTGGGTGGGATGTGTACCTTCCTTATAATCCACCACTTGCTCATATGTATCCTCAAGAAGTAGAGGAATATATTAATTTAAATAAAGTTTTTAAAGACTTTCCAGATGAATGGCATAAAAAAAGCTCTGAAACTACTATTACTATTTTAAACATGCTAAACAATGTAGTTGAACGTCAAGGTTTTACTCAAAAAGGGCTTGATAAGATAAATGCTCACATAGGGTATGATTTGGTGGAGCAGTTTAACGACTTTCTAAAGGACAGTTAATGTATATCGATTTTTACCATACTATGCCTAAAGGCATGCGTATGGAGATTGAGCAATCCCCTGTTGATAGAGAGTGGATGAATAAACTCAATGAGTCTTATGCTTATCGATGCTTACCTATGACATACGCCAGCCGACATGGTTGGGCTATTAAATTAAAACGTGATGTTGAAGTTATTTGGGATGGCGGCTGGCATTCCAGTAGTACTCAGATTATCTGTGGAAGAGAGCAAATCCCTGGTGCAGTATTTGCTGACAACGGCACTGGTAATGGTGTGGTTACATTTCATTTAAATGCTGTGCCAAGAACTTCACCAGAATGGAACATCTGGATTATTGGGGCACCTAACCTTGTTATACCTGGAGCCTCTCCACTATCAGGCATTGTTGAGTCTGATTGGATGTTTAGTTCTCCAACAATGAACTGGAAAATTACGGAAACAAATAAGCTTGTTACATTTAAAGCTGGTGACCCAGTATTCTTCTTTATACCAATACATAAGACTCAACTAGAAGAATTTAGACTAACCCATAAAAGCCTGGCTGATGACCCAGCAATGCAAGCAAGGTATTTAGAACATGCCGACTATAGAAAAGACACCGACTCTAGAGGCGAGAGTGCTTTTAGCAAGAGGTATTTAAGAGGCAAAAACCAAGATGGCTCTATTCCAGATTGGCCTCACCATCATAAAACCAAGCTTAATCTACATACCCCACCTACAAACGAATAGAGCCTGACAAACCCCCAATCCTCTTGGAGAATAGGAACCAGCGCCCCCGATATCAGGCGTGATTACTACTCTAGAGAAAATAGGTACTTTTAATGGCAACAGATTCATCAGGTCAGCAAGCCGTTGACTTTGTATGGGGTAACTTCCCTATGCAGCCAAATGATGACCGTGCTGCGGCAGTGACCCCAGCAAACATCGGAGGCTCAACAGGCGACTATTCATGGGCAGCTACTACTCGTGTAGCAGCAGACCGCTTAGACGCAGCTCTTGACAACCACGCAAACGCAGAAGCAGGTTGGTCAGGATACCCAGCATTTACACCAGGCGCTGGAAATTACATCATCACAGCAGTTTCAGGTAACGGCACAACTGTTACTTACACAGCACAGAACAGCCTTGCGGCAGGAGACGTTGTAAACATTACAGGTCTTTCAGTTTCAGCTTACAACCTTTCTTCAGCCACAGTGGCTACAGCAGACGCTCTTAAGTTCACAGTAACTAACGCAGCTAATGGTGGAGCTATCACAGGTCAATATGGCAAGGTTCAGTCAACAACAGCTCTTACAGCAGCTGATGGCGCTGGAATTGGCTACATCAACGTACCTAACGTACTTGGTGCAACCACAGCAGTAGCCCTTGACGCTCTTAAGGACGCTGGTTACGAAGCAGCTAACATCACAACAGCTGCTGCAGCAACTAACGCTGCAGGCGTTATTACAGCAGCTTCACGTACAGCAGGTTCTGGCGTTACAACCATCACAGACTCTTCACACGGATATGTTACTGGTAACAAGGTCACAATCACAAGTGTTGATGCTACTGTTAACGGCACATACACCATCACCAAGCTTACAGACAACACTTACACAGTTGTAACAACAGCAACTACTGTTTTGGCTCTTACAGGCCTTACAGGTTCAAACGTTGCAGTTGCTGGAACAATCAAGTCTCAGTCAACAGCAGCTGGTACAGGTTCAGTGGCAACAACAGCAACAATCACAATCACTCCTTGGGCAACAGCTTCATAAGCTCCCAAACAAAAAGCCCCCAGCCATTGGCTGGGGGCTTTTTAGTTTAAAGGTATATTATTTAGGGAACTCCCTTAGGAAGCTCTCGTATCTTTCTCCATTTTTCTGGCCTGGGTATACTTTCCAGGAGGACCAATCTTTTCCGCCGTCTGACATGTGGTACGCAATTTTTGCGTTAGTCACAGGGTCCAGAAGGTCCTTGTTAGTTTTGAGTTCAAATTTTTCCCGTCTATCTTCTCCGAGACTTCCCAGCATATTAATCTGGAACATGCCGTAAGAATTGTCACCTGTATTGACGTTTCCGTTATGAGCTAAGGGGCGACCGTTAGATTCTTTCTTAGCAACCGCGTAGGCGACCTTGAGAGCTTTTCCCTCAAAACCAACCGCACTAAGCAGGTCAACTAAGTCTGTATCTGACAGTTCTTTTGCTCCTTTGTACTTCTCTAGTGGGTCCACAGTGTTTACTTGTACTGTCACAGTTGAGCCTTCCACTACGTCCGCGTTAGCGAGCGTGTGTGGTAGTCCACCTATTAACAGTGCATACATCGAAAACACCGCCACTTTATCCATTGTTTCTTTTCTGATATTAAGCATTTGATTGCTCCTCTCAGTAGCAAAAGGCTCCATTACTGGAGCCTTTCAAGAACTAGACTGCCACAGAGTTACAGCATGAGTCAAGCCGAAGTAAATATATTTTTTATATTGAGACAAATTAAGCATTTACGTATTTAATATAAGTACGTATTTCCGCATTTGTACATGCGTAATGGACAACATATATCTATATTCTAATTTAAACTAGAAAATGAGAGATATATGTCATTAGCAGAGTGGGCTGGAACGCTAGCTGGATTTGCAGCTTTTGGAGCGGCGATTATTACAGCCACATCATGGGTATTAAAATCATACCTAAAGAATTACGTACATGAACTTAAGCCCAACGGCGGGGGCTCGATGAAAGATACCGTCAATAAAATTCATGCCGAAATGGTAGACCTGCGCATCTCCGTCGCTCGCCTTGAAGGCCGCTTTACACAGCATATAGACGAAACTGATAAGTAGTAGTACTCTTTTATTAATCCCCCACACACGGGGGTCTAAGGAGAACCATGAACAAAGAACAGCTAACAGCAGCACTTGGCACATACCTACGTGCAAGCGCGGCATCAGTCGTCGCCCTATACATGAGCGGCATTACGGACCCAAAGACTCTGCTTAACGCATTTATTGCAGGTCTTGTTGGACCTCTAGCAAAAGCCGTAAATCCTAAAGATAAGGCATACGGAATCGGCGCAAGTAAGTAGAATAGGGGGAGGCGGGTAACCCCCGCCTCCAACTATTAGGAGGATATTATGGCTAAGCCAAAATGTGACAACTGTGAACTAGACGCTACCTACACTTGTGCAGATGCGGGAGTTAACCCTGTTAACTATTGCCAACCTTGTTTACCACAGTGGTTGTTAGAACGCGCTGAGGCTGGTCATTTTCCGTTAGTTGAAGCAGTTGAAGAAAAGTCTTCTAAGAAGAAGGCTGCTCCTGCTGAAGATAAGGCAGAGGAAGTCCCTGCCGATGAAAGTAAGTAGAAGACAAGCAATCCAGGTACACCCTGTACCTGACAGAATGGTAGAGCCGCAAGGCCCATTCCCAAGAGAGCTTTTTAGAGAACCTAAAATTGTTATCGATGCTGATGACCCATACTCTGACGATGGTTCAAATCACCCATTAGGCGCTACAGTACAAAATAACTTTACTCCAGAAAAGTATCTTCGTTGTTCACGCTGTTTTTCACGTGTTACAGAATCGGAGACTAAGAACCACAGCTGTGAGGACTAATGGCAAAAAAAGACCCAAAGCTAGAGTTAGCTGCTAAACAGCGCGAAGAACAAAAGAATAGAATCCTTAATCTTGGTTTAAGAGCTCAAGAGAAGCTATTAATTGATAGCCCTTTTGCAGAACAATTTAAAGTTGTTTTGCCTTCTGAATTTCGTCACGCTAATACAATAGACTCTTCACGCCCACGCGCACATGCTATTGGGTATAACTACGAATCTAGAACTTTGTATGTTGTTTTTAGAGATGGAACACAGTGGCAATATGACAACGTGGGTGCTAATCACTGGGAAGCTATACAAATAACCGATTCAACTGGACGCTATCTTGCATCCAGTGGGTTAGACCGTTGGCCTACGATGGGGCCTGCTGATACAGAGAACATGTCTCCAGAAGCACAAGCTAGATTATCGCAAACAGCTGCAACTGCTAGTAGAATACAGAAAGTAAGAGAAGACTTTAAAATCCCATTTACAGGCAAAGAGTAGGCATGAAAACATACGGACCACTATACGGCGGAAAGCTTCGTTATTGGCATAAGAAAGCCCTGCCTGTTATTGAGGTGGGGAGCACTCAAGAGACTGAGTATCCATATAGAAAAGGTAAATGTCTTGTCTTTAGGTTCCCATTTACAGAGCCTGGTTTATACGCAGGAATCTTCTATCACACCCCAGACATTATGTGGGATGACGAAGAGGCAGTAGATAAGATACTATCTGATGCTATGAAGGGCCGTGAAGCCTGGAAACCAGAAGATGGAGCATACAATGAGTTTTTTTAAGAAAGAGGCTTGGATTAAGCCGTTCCCTGAAAAAGTCTCTAAAAGAGTATCTAAGATTCCAACTGGAGAGCTAGAAATGTGGGCAGACCAAGCAATTACTGAAATTGGTCGATGCCTATCTGGTTACACTAAGAACCGCGACACTGTTTATTTAAACGAAGCTCTTAAGGGTGCAGAAGCCCTACATGCAGTTATAGACCAGTTACATATTAGAATGAGCAAGCCTCTTTAATTATCCTATTAGTTGTGCTAGAATTAGCTTCGCCTCTCTTCCTCTCCCCGTGTGATGGCATCAAAAGGTCCTGGGTATAACTACCCAGGCTTTTTGTTTTATATTAAACTAAGGTTAATATGGACAACAACATTGTTTTAGAAGATGAAGATGACGAGTTCTTCCCTGAGGAAGAGCTTGAAGAAGGCTTGCCTGAAGAAGAAGATATTGAGCTGGATGAACTATCAAAAGAGTTTGTAAAGAAGCTTATTGATAGATGCATTGAGTTCATGAACGCTTTAGTAGGCCATGAGCTACACCCCTATCAAATGCCGCTTGCTCGCCGCATCATTGAGTCTGTTCTTATAAACGACGGTGAAGAGGTTACTGCGCTTGCCGCACGTCAGTCAGGTAAGTCTGAAACAATTGCTAACACAGTAGCTACGCTAATGGTTCTATTGCCACGCCTTGCAAAGATGTACCCAGACCTTCTAGGACAGTTTAAAGACGGTATTTGGATTGGTATGTTTGCTCCAGTTGAGGGTCAGGTAGAAACTCTATTTGGTCGTACTGTTAATAGGCTTACTAGCGAACGTGCTTTAGAAATCTTAGGGGACCCTGAGATTGATGACAGCTTAGGTAAAGTCCCTGGTGTTACCAGACAAATTAAATTAAAGAACTCTGGCAGTAGCCTCATGATGATGACCGCTAACCCACGTGCAAAGATTGAATCTAAGTCCTTCCATCTTATTGTTATTGATGAGTGTCAAGAGGCTGATGACTTTGTAGTATCTAAGTCAATCTCTCCTATGCTTGCATACTACTCAGGTACTATGGTTAAGACTGGAACACCTACTACGCATAAGAACAACTTCTACCGTTCTATTCAGCTTAATAAGCGTAGACAGACTGGTAGAGGTATTAGGCAAAACCACTTTGAGTGGGATTACCGTGATGTAAGTAAGTGCAACGCTAACTACGCAAAGTTCATCAAAAAAGAAATGCTGCGTATTGGCGAAGACTCAGACGAGTTTCAAATGTCATATTGTTGTAAATGGCTTCTTGAACGCGGTATGTTCGTTACATCTACCGTTATGGATGAGCTTGGAGATACTTCTCAAGAAACAGTAAAGGCTTGGCACCGCTCCCCAGTTGTTGTAGGAATTGACCCTGCACGTAAGCTGGACTCAACTGTTGTTACAGTTGTATGGGTGGACTGGGATAGACCTGATGAGTTTGGTTATTTTGACCATAGAATTTTAAACTGGCTGGAGTTACAAGGTGATGACTGGGAAGACCAATATTTTCAAATCGTTAATTTCTTGGGCAGCTATGACGTACTTGCTGTTGGGGTTGACGCTAACGGCGTGGGTGATGCGGTTGCACAAAGACTCAAACTCCTCCTCCCAAGAGCAGAAGTACATTCCATAGGAAGTAGCCAACCTGAGCAATCAAAACGTTGGAAACACCTTAAAGCTTTAATTGACCGACGTTTGGTGGGATGGCCTGCACATGCAAAGACAAGACGCCTACGTACCTGGAAACGTTTCTACCAACAAATGACAGACTTGGAAACTAAGTTCACAGGGCCTAATTTCCTTGCTCATGCGCCAGATGAGGCGCATGCCCACGATGACTACGCCGATAGCCTTGCAATTGCTGTATCCCTAACTTTGGATATGACGATGCCATCGGTTGAAGTTTCTACCTCCCCGTTCTTTAGTAGGTAGTTACCCGTTTAGCCTGACTTTACGGTCAATAAGTAGGACACTTTTACACGAGGTCCTCAACCCTTATAAGGAGTATAAAAAATGGCAATTGCCCCAACACCTAAGTTACCTGAGCGTCCAGGAACCACTTACGACCGTAAGATGGCTTCTGCAACACCAGGCCAACGTGGCCCACTACGTTTTGAAGAAGGTCTTGCAACTGATACTGACATTCCTAGCGAATTCACTAACGGTGCAATGCAGGGATACGAACCTGCTGCAGGTCGTCCAAACCGTAACAAGCCTGTTCACACAAAGACAGCAGAAGAAACAATGCGTGAACGCGCACATGTTGGTTCTGCAGCATGGGTAGAAGCACCAGCAAGCCTTACTGATTTTTCAGCAGGCGGATTTGCTGACCATGGAGATAACCGCATTGAGCGCGTACAGCGCAGCGGTGCAAATCAAAAAGCATCTAACCCAGCAGTAGTAAACGATTAATTAGGCTCCCTACCCCCGTTTGCACGGCGAATACGTCGCGGGGGTAGGTTCCTCATTTTCTAAGGATTAAAAATGGCACTTATCTCAGGTAAAGAAGTAAAGAAGACCGACAAGCAGGAGCCTGCAAACCCTAAACTTTGGAACATGATTACTGCTCAAGCAACCACAAAGTTTTCTAAAAACTCCCCTGCTCGTGGTCACTGGATTCATGCTAAGTACAATCAAATGGGTGGTCAATACGTTAAGTCTAAGAGAGATGTAGACCCACGTTTTCGAGATTACACTCAAGAAGCTATGGATAAGAAAAACGAAAAGCAAAAGAAAAAAGTAACTAAAGATGTAGGTCAGGGTAACATCCGCGGCGAGCGTTTCCGCTAAGCCTATTACTCGTGGTATTCTTTGTTCGTGCGTAGGAAAAAGGTGGACAGTTGAGCGGCATTGATTTTTCTCCCCCCTCTTATAGGGCGGCCTCGTCTGATTTAACCATTTCCATTTCTCCACTTGGTTTAGTGGAATTGGCTGATGAAGAATTTGAAGTCCACGGCCCACGCTTAAATCGCTATTCTCTTAACTGGGCTATGTACCTTGGTCACCATTACTCATATCGTCGCCAGGTAGGTGATGCACAGCTAGTACTTAACTACTACCGTGCTTTTACAGATTTTATTATTAACTTTACTTTTGGTAAGGGTGTTAACTTCCGCTCACCAAAGGAAACTGAAGCTATTGTTCCTGACCTACTTGAAAGAGTATGGGAAGTAGATAACAACAAAGCAACAATTTTATGGGAGATGGGCCAGCAGGGCTCAGTCTCTGGCGATGTATTTATTAAAGTAGCTTATGAAGAAGCTTGGGTTGACCCATCAGGAATGCAACATCCTGGACGCGTTCGCGTACTTCCACTTAACGCAGCTTTTTGTTTCCCTGAGTTCCACCCACATGACCGCGAGCGCCTTATCCGCTTTAAGTTAAAGTACCGTTTCTGGGGCACATCACTAGAAGGTACACGTCAGGTATTTACTTACACTGAAATCCTTACAGAAGATGTGATTGAGGAATACATTAATGATGAGCTCATTGACTCTCGCCCTAACCCGCTTGGTACTATTCCCATTGTTCATGTTCCAAATGTTCGCGTTAGTGGTAGCCCTTGGGGTCTTAGCGATGGTCATGACATTATTAATATTAACCGTACTTATAACGAGACTGCTACTGACATCGCTGACATCGTTAATTATCATGCTGCTCCCGTCACAGTCATCATTGGTGCCAAAGCTTCACAATTGGAAAAGGGCGCTAACAAAGTCTGGGGCGGTCTACCAAAAGACGCGAGGGTAGAAAACCTAGAAGGCGGTGCACAAGGCCTTAAGGGTGCTATGGACTTCCTAGCAATGCTTAAGAAGTCTATGCACGAAATGATTGGTGTACCTGAGACCGCTCTTGGTCAAGCACAGCCTATTTCTAATACATCAGGTGTGGCGCTATCTATCCAGTTCCAGCCTTTGATGAACCGTTACCATCAAAAGATTATTCAGTATGCACGTGGACTAGAGCGCGTTAATGAGCTTATCCTACGCAGCCTTGCAGTTAAGGAGCCAGAGGTATTTACCTGGAACCCTAATGTAAACGTAAAGCTTAAGAAAGGTCAGTTAGAGCGCCTAGACCCTAATGACCCACTTACATACCAAACCTATGTTCACTTCCCACAGCCACTTCCATTAGATAAGTTGATTGCCCTTAACGAAGTTCAATCTATGCTTTCTCTTGGACTTGAGTCTAAGGAGGGTGCTCTTCGTACCCTTGGTGAGGAATTCCCTACAGAGAAGCTCAACGAAATCCGTCAAGAACTTATGGATGATGCAGTTGCTGATGGAGCTCTTAAGCTTCTACAGACTCAGATTGAGCAGGAAATTGCTGAACTTACAGGCACTATGCCTAACCCTGAAACTGGAGGCGCCCCTGGTGCCCCTAGTGCAACTGGTGCTCCTGGAGCCCCAGCCGTACTACCACCAACAATAGACGAGGCACTATCCGCCGCAGATATGGGCGAAGCAGACCTACGCAACAAGTTGGTAACTGAAGCTTATGGCACCGTTCTCCCACAGAGACGTGTACCAGAAGAATACGAAAAATAAGCGTTTACGCTGACATTTTTTGTGTTAAGCAAGAAAATATATACAACGTTCGGTCATATGTGTTATTAATTCGGAAAACGACCTCTAGGAGAAAAAGGAATCTTTATGGATACAGCAGAAGTTAATGCGGAGGCCTTTGCGGTCGAAGCAGGAGTTGTTCCAGTTGTAGCTGAGTCTTCAGACAACGCAGTTGTCGCTGACGCACTTACTACTAAGGCAACTTCCAAGTTTTATACGGAAGATGACTTGGCACGTGTACGTAGCCAAGAAAAAGAAAAACTCTACCCTCAGATTGACAAGCTGAAGGAAGAACTAGATGGCATTAAGAAAGAGCGTGAAGCAGAACTTGCTGCACGTGCTGCAGATGCAGAAGCGAAAGCTAAGGCTGAGCAGGAAGCTCTTGAAAGTGACATGGATGTTCGTACCTTGCTTAAAACCAAGGAACAAGAGTGGCAGGAGCAGTTGGAGCGTGAGCGTCAAGAACGTGAACGTGCCTTCGCTCTACTGGAACGCGAAAAGTCTTTTGCTGACCTACAGAACTACCGTTCACAACGTGTAGACGCAGAACGTGAATCTATTATTCCTGAACTGTTAGACCTAATCAGTGGCAATACCCCTGATGAAGTTGATGCAAGTATTGCAGGTTTGAAGGAACGTTCCGCAAAGATTCTTGAATCGGCGCAATCTGCAATGCAGAATGCACGGAAAGAAATGACGGGGACTCGGGTAACCACGCCCCCGCTCGGACAGATGGACACCAATATGGACCAACGCTCGTTAACGGCTGAAGATATTCAGTCAATGTCGATGAATGATTATGCAAAATACAGAGAGAAAATCTTGGGCGCTACCGCTCGAGGTAAGTCTCGCGGCTTGTTCGGGTAAATCCCACAATCCCAAATCCAACCTACAAGGAGTAAACAACTAAAATGGCATCTGGTATTACGGGTACTGGCAATCTAGCCGCAGCCCCAACAGCGTACTCAGGTACAAACACACAGTTGACTCAAGCGATTCAGACAATCTGGTCTAAGGAAATCCTTTTCCAGGCTATGCCTATCCTTCGCTTTGAGCAGTTCGCAGTCAAGAAGACTGAACTTGGTGTTGCACCTGGTCTACAGATTAACTTCATGCGTTACAACAACCTTGGCTTTGCAAACAGCCTAGTCGAAGGTGTTCGTATGCAGACAAACGCGCTTACAGCACAGCAGTTCTCAATCACAGTAACAGAGCATGGTTATGCTCTTGCTGTATCAGAGCTCTTGCTTAACGCTTCATTCGATGACGTAATGGCTTCAGCTTCACGTCTTCTTGGTCGTAACATGGCTATCTACCTAGACCAGCTATCACGCGACACACTCTACGCAGCAACTTCAACAATCTACGGTGAAGACCGCTCAGCTCTTACAGCTGTAAACAACTGGTACGCAGATGGAACAACAGCTTCATCTCGTGCAGCTATGACAGGTACATACTACATGACCCCTCATACAGTTAAGGATGCAGTAGAGACACTTGCAACAAAGAACATCCCTCGCCTTGGTGAGACATATGTTGCTTTCGTTCACCCACACCAGTCACGTAAGCTCCGTGACAATCCAGAATTCATCGAAGTAACCAAGTACGCAGCTCCAGGTAACTTCATGCTCGGTGAAATCGGTCGTTTGTACGACTGCGTATTCATCGAAACCACACAGGTCCTTAAGGTCGCTGGTGGTGCTGGTACTTCTTACACAACTGATACAACTGTTGCTAACCCAACTGTAACAGCTGGTGGTGGCTACATCAC